ATGTTAAAATATTTTAAAAAGATTGTATTGTAGTTTCTCTTTCACCAAAAGATTCAGGTTCATATCTAGTTCCAGTTTCTATTGTTCTACCCATTACTGCATAACGCAACGCATCAACAGGATGGTCAAATCCAGTTGTTGAATAAACCTCTGGATTTTTTTTATCTACTTCTATATTTTTCATTGCTTGAATTGTGTATTCACAATCTTCTGTAAAAAATAATTTAGGTTTTTGTGTAAACTCATCAATCATAAGTCGCATATGTAATTGCTGCGTTCCCATAAGTCTATCATTGTTTGCTCGTTCCATAAGTAAACCATGATTCTGAAATATCTCTCCAATAGAATCTCCAACATTTTGCTTACCCCAAATTGCTGGGTCGCTTGGTGCAAGGTAAGGATTTATTTTATATTTAGTTTCTATATCGACAATTGTTTTTGCAACTTGGTCAGCTGACATCATTAATCCTTTATTTGTTCCATCAACTGTTCCAACCCATTCTTTAAAAACAATTAAATTTTTATCTGAATCTTCTGCTAACCATACAACACTAAATGGAGCTGTAAATCCCCAGTCAAATCCTCTGATAATTGTTTGACCACTTGTTGGCTCGTATTTTTTAATTATGTGTTTGTCAGATATCTCTGGAAAACAAGTTCCTTCTATTTGTGAGAAATCACCAAACCTCAATGCTTGATAAATTTTATTACCTTGTAATTTTAAACGTTGTTCATAAAGTGGGTCATTAAGAGTTAGATATGGATTATCATCTAAAGTTGCTGGAATATATAATCTGGATAAATTAGTTTGTGGGTCTTTATAAATATTGTAACCACCTTTGTTTATAAATCTTTGCCTTACCCAGTCAATATGTTTTCCAACTGGAGTTCCTGTGCATCTTATTCTTGGAAATACTTTTGGGTCTGCACTTCTTGCTCTTGAATGTAAATATAAATATTGCGATTCTGTAAAATGCGTAATCTCATCAAAGTAAACTCCAGCAGAATATTCTTGACCATCGTGTTGGTATTTATCCATTTCATTTTCCATATGAGAAAAGAATACTTTTCCACCACTTGGAAATTCCCAACAAGATTCTTGCACTTTAAATGTAGCACCTAATTGTCTGTAAATCTTAAAACTGTAATCAATAAGTTGTCTAAGTTCTTTTGTAGTTCTACGAAATATTACAGATTTAGCTCCAGAGTTATTCATCTGTCTACAAGCATCAATTAATAATACGCTTGATTTACCAGAACCAGCACCACCTAAATAAGCTACTTCAAATATATTGCCTGTCTTTAAGAACTCTAATTGTTTCTTAGTTGGTTTCCATATGGTGTTAGTTGATTTCTGTATCTGTGATTTCATCAATTGTTGGCTCATAGGCATCTAGTTTTGGAACTTCTATAATATTGATTACTTTCTGTGTTTGGTCTATTTCTTGTTTTTCAATATATCCTCTATCTCGACCAATCGTTTTTAATGCAAACATAATAGCTTGAGGGTTTAAATCTTCTATTAACCTTATCAGTTTTGATTCTGCCATGTCAATAATTTCTTCTCTAGCGTTAGATAATGCATCTTGTATCTCTTCGCTTTTATGCATTCTTTTGTAAAAGTTCTGCCTAGACATATCTGCTGCTTTACATACAGCTGTTACAAATCCCTTATATTTGCTTATTAGTTCTATTAAGGTTTCATCTGATATTCGAGGTGTTTTCATATTATAAATATAACCCTTTATTAATCTTTAACAAGTTCAGCTTTTTTACCAGTATAGTTTTCCCACCTTTTTATAATCACATCAACATAACTAGGGTCTAATTCCATGATTCTAGCTTTTCTATTATTTTTTTCACAAGATATTAAAGTACTTCCCGACCCACCAAATATATCAAGTATGACATCGTTAATCTTACTAGAATTTAATATAGCTTTTGATATTAATTCAACAGGTTTTTGTGTAGGATGAACATATTTAGCAACTGCACCTCTGCTCATCGACCAGATATCGGATTGTGCTTTATCCCCATACCATTTGCCTTTACTATAAAATATAAATTCGTGCTGATATCTATAATTAGTTGTTCCAATACCTATGCTTTTTTTATCCCAAACTATTAAGTTATTTACTGGAATATTACATTCTTTTAAAGCTAGATAGAATTCTGAGTAAGTTCTCCAAGAAAAACATATATAAAAACCAGCATCGGATTTGCTTTTTTGTTTAGCTAATATAAGTGCATCTTTAATCATAAAAATTAAATCTTCTTCTGTTTTTTCATCGCCTTCAATTTTTTTCCATCCTTTTACCAATGCACCTTTAGGAGTTTTTCTGCCAGAACAATAGTCCATACCATAAGGTGGGTCAGTAAAAATCATATCTACAGATTCTATACAGAGTTTGTTTATGTCTACTGATTTTGTACTGTCACCACACATAAGTCGATGATTTCCTAATTGCCACAAGTCACCTAATTTAGTTATTGGCTCTTTTTCATCGTTTAAAGGTGGAACTTCATCTTCATCAGTTAATCCTTTATCTTCTTTGTCTACAATTAAATCTTCTAATTCTTTTGCATCAAAACCTAGAATATCTAAATCAAAATGCATATCCAATAAGTCTGTAAATTCAGTATTAAGCATTCCAATATCCCATTCACTATCTTGTGCGACTCTATTATCGGCTATTCTATACGCTTTTACTTGTGCTGGTGTTAAGTTATCAGCAATATGTATTGGCACTTCTTTTATGCCTAATTTTTTAGCTGCCTCAAATCTAGTATGCCCAGCTATAATTACCATTTGCTTATCTACTACTATTGGTTGTCTAAAACCAAATTCTTTTAATGACCCTGCTACTTTATCTATGGCTTGGTTTTTTCTAGGGTTTCTGATGTAAGGTATGATATCTTCTATCTTTTTGTTTACGATGTTCATAGACTCTCTCCTGTCAACTTATGACAACTTAATTATACTTTATTAATCCTTTTTTCTAATAGTAAATCCACATTTTACACATCTAATTAAAGTAATTGTTTCTTCATGCTCACACATATCACTAGGTATCTGACCTTTTAATTCTCTTATATTATTATCGAAGTCAGTACGATTACTTTCGGCTGCCATCTCAAGGAGTTGTTGTGTCGTTTGGTTAAGGTTGGTCTTTTGCGATTTAACGACAGGCAATAATCGTACTAACCTCTCATAACTACAATTGGTCATTAAGTCTAATCTGCTATAAAGATAATAAGAAAACTGTTCGTAAATCTCCATATCTTGTCTAGCTGTTTCTCGATTAATTCCAACTGCTTCTAAAAATTCATTCCAATTAGAACAATATGAATCATAATTAATGTATGATTTACTTTCTTTAATTCTTTTTAAGATATTACCTCGTTCTAATCTACCTCTTAAAATACTAATATTAATTTTTTTTAAATCATCAACTAACTCTGGTAAAGTTTGAATTAATTTACTCTGCATCATATATACTTCCAGATAGATTATGTTTTGCTAAAACAGTTGAATACTTTTCATCATATTTTTTTTTCAGCTCTTCAAGATTTGCAAAATATCTCGGCATTAATTTTTTATCTTTAAACCAAAGATAATGAATATGTAAAGCATCACTTATAATTTTTATTTTCAATTCCTCTTCTGAAAGCAATGTATCTTGTACTTCGTTTGTTGTCATAACCCACCCATTTTAAAACATTTTAGAATTTTATTCAACCATTTTTTAAATTTGTTTATATTCTTCTTCCGATATAATGTAACCATCTTTATCACGATATATTTTCTCCTGAGAAACAAAGGATGTTGTATTTATTTTTTCTTCTTGTTCTTCTAACCATCCTTCATTCTTTAACCATTTTTGTGGATAAGGTACAAACTTTTCTTCTCGAGTTCTGATAAGAAAATTAAATTTTTGTGATAATTCTTCAGCTGATAATTTAGTTTTTATTTTACTGTATGCTCTAAAAGCATCGTGTTTATTTTTCTTTCTTCCTTCTAACTTTGACCAAAATTTATCAAAATCTAATTTATCTCTTACCCATATATTAATACTTGTATTATTCTTACTTGTATTATTATGATAGACATTTTTGTCTATACCCCCCATGACATTTTTGTCATTAGGGTTATGGACACTTTTGTCTATAGCTTCTGTCATTTGAATTATTCTTTTAGTCATATTGCTTTCTGAATATTCAAATGATACTTTGATATACTTTTGTTCTTCTAACTTGCTAATAGCCCTTGAAATCGTTCTGATGGACTGATTAAATACTTCGCCAAACCATTTATTGGATGCCCAGCATTGACCAGTTTTATTACTGAGTGCAGATATCTCTGCCATAAGAACTTTTTCAAACCAACTAAGGTTTGTATCGTAACGAACTTTAGCTGTTAATATGCTGTAATAATTTGGATGTTCTTTCATTTTAATATCCAACTTTTAAATTCTTCTGCAACATCAATAACTTCTTTGGTAGTGCATTCCATACCCTGCGTATATTCAACAGCAGCTTTTAAACTTGATTGTTTTATAATAAGAATTTGTCTTAAATCTCTTTCAACATCTAATTTATCTTGGTCATTTTTAAGTTGTTTTACAGATTCATCGGCAGCATCATTGTAATCATCTGATGATATAGAATTTACATAAAGTTTTCCGTTAGATTCTGTAGCCTC